GGAGTTGGAAATATAGACTTTGCACCTGGATCAACTATTAAATCTGGTTGGTTTAATAATGTTGAAACAGCTTTTGCTCTAACTACTAATGATACAGTAACCTTACTAATTACTAAACCTCAAACTATAACATCATCTTATTCACCTGGAACTAATGTCCATCTAAAATGGGAAGAACCTGGAAATATCCTCACAGTAAATGCTGGAGTTACAGTTAGTAATCTACGAAATATAGAAGCTGGTGATTATCAAATCTTTGCAGGTGCTGGTGATCTTAACTTTCTTGATAGTACAGATTTAAAATTAATCTGGTTTTCCCATCTTCGATCACTTCTAACATTTGTGGGAAGTACAACTAAAATAAATCTATTAATAAATAGATCAACAAATATAGACTATACAGACACTATTATATCAAACATTAGTACCTCAATAACTAACGGTGCACTTCTTACTTCATCTCCTGGAATAGTACTAACCATCAACGGCCCCTTTTCCTGTTCCGGTCAATGCTTTTCCGGCATGGCTGCGGGGGATGTAGTTTTTGGACCTGGGATTACCGTACTCCCTCAGTGGTTCGCTACTGGCACAGGCACATCTGCTGACCCATGGACAGGTTGGGCGACCGCTATCACATGGGCGGCTGCACAGAAGTATGTATTTTCAGAGGGCTATTATTCTTACGCTACCGCTCCATCGTGGGCGTTAGCCGATATAGATATAGAGGGTCAAGGGAAGGTCTATCTTGTCCATACCGGATCAGGGGCGGGGATTGATCTGCACAATACATCAGGATCACATTATAAGGGTGCAAGACTACACAACCTGAACTTAAAGGGCAATGCCAATACTACCATAGGGCTTGATCTTTATGATATGCACAATTGTGATATATCAGACATTCACATAGGCCCAATGTCACCAACAGGTACAGGATTCAAGATAGCATTTTCGGTTTATAGTAATTTTAGGAACCTTAACATAAGCACAGGTTTTGTACCCGGTACGACAACGGCAGAATTGCCAGCTATAGGGTTACACGTTACCAGAACTTCAGGGTCGGACAGAACAACTGATTGCACGTTTGATAATGTCGCAGTAGGTTTTGCTACAACGACAGGAATCCTTATTGATTACGCAAACAATAATAGATTTATTGGTATGACGATGGAGTATTGCGGAAAAGGTTTGTCAATTACTGGCGGGGCGGCGGCTGCGTTAAATTCTTTTTACAGCCTATATTTTGAAAATAACACTACCCACGATATACATATTGCAGACGGTCAAAATAATAGTTTTTACTCACCATTTTTAAACGCTGGTATAGCAGCCACGGCGGGCAACTTAGTCATTGATGCCGGGCAAGGAAATAAAATCGATGGAGGTCTTACATCAACCATTGTCATTGCGTCAGGAGTAAACAATACCCTTCTGAGCGGAGTACGAGTCTCGACAATAACAGATGCTGGAACCGATACAAAAATAATTGGATGCTACAACCCGTCTACTTTTGCTCAACATCCTCTCAAGTTGGAACGGCAACCTAGAGTAATGACAATAACAATAGCCAACGGTTCGGATGCTGATCATATAAAATGTTCATCGTCCTCGGTCTATAGGGGAGACACTAACACGGAACAGGATAATATAGGAAAAGATTCTATCATAACTGGTGTCTGGCAACTAACCGTCGGTGGAGACAATTTATTGTTGTTAGATGCGGGGATTGCTGGGGATTTAGTTGCGGTATTGTCAACTTCGGTGGTAACTAATCTTTCTGCAACAGCAATAAATGTTAAGGGTGTTCTAAACTCCCACAGGCTATACATGACATTTACCGACGCTGCCACCGGCGCAGCGGTAGACCTGACAACACTTGTTGACACCGGCACAATAACATTACAGATAGCATACATTACCGACCTTTAGGAGTGACCCTATGAAGAAAGTTTGCTTCTTTATTATCTTCTTTTTCTTGTGGATAACCCTCATGTGTGAGGGAGCTGTAGGTATAAATATGACTGCTGCGGGTTCAGGCAGTAACGGTATTGTGGTGGCAAATAATGCAGCGATTAACGCAGGTGCCAGTGATTTTGCGTTGATAGTTAAAACTAAGTTGTCTGATTGGACACCATCAGCGGCTCAAATGTTAATGATGAAGTATGCGTCTACTAAGGGATTTCAATTTTACGTAGCGTCTCCTAATGGTGTTCTGGGTATATATGATGGGGTCAATGCTATTGAATATAAATCTACAGCCGTACCGGCAATCATAGATGGATCATTTCATGACATGGCCTGTATCAGACGTGGAACGAATATAGAATTTTATGTGGATTATGCAAAACTAGGGAATACTGTTTCTGCGTCAGCATGGAATATGACATATACCTCATCTCTTTATATCCTTGGTACGTCTACCGCTAGAGTAGCCGGTACTATTGCAAAAGTGTATATACTCAATTTCGCCCCCACGGCAGACGAAATGTTAGCAATGAAAACAACTATTCCCGATAGCTGGAAATATGCCACACAGACAGCCATCACGTCAGGAACACTGACAGTCGGTAAGCAATATCAAATCGATACCTACAATGCCGATGATGATTTTGCGAATGTCGGGGCATCCTCAAACGCGGCAGGGGTAAGGTTTGTTGCAACCGGCGACACTCCTACACATTGGGCGCATAGTTCATCGTTGAGACTGGCCGGTATCACCCTTGCCCTCGAACCTTCCGGCATCCAATCAGACAAATGGTACGACAGTTCGACGAACGATCTTGATGCAAGTTACCCGGCAACTGGTTGGAGTCTTATCTGGTCATATACTGGATTTAATGTTATATTAGGTCTTCCTTATTAAGGACATAAAATGGATGAGCAAGTAAAACAAATCTTATCTCAATGTAGTATATCAACACAAATGACTGCATTGACCTTATTTCCTGATCGCTTCTATATGCCATTTGCAGAAGAAGTACATGGAAAGATATTTGATTTAATAGATGGACCTGATCAAAAAGTAGCTATTGCAGCACCTCGTGGATGGGGAAAGACAAGTATAGTTGCACTTGGTCTAATGGCTAGATGGATATTGTTTAGGCATACTGGATTTATAGTTTATATTAATAAATCTCATGATGCGGCATCGCTACAGACTGAAAACTTACGACGTGAACTTGTAATTAATAGATACATTAAAGCATTCTTTGGATCATTTAAAACTCATGATGTAGCGAACAAAGATTTTGATGAAGTATTTAGCAAAAAAGCTTGGGTAGCATTTGATACATTAGTATGGCCTAGAGGAGCTGGACAGCAGGTTCGTGGTGTGCTATTTAAAAATGATCGACCAGGTTTGATAATAATAGATGATCTTGAAGATCCTGAAATGATAGAGAATAAGGAATATAGGGATAAACAATATGCTTGGTTATATGCAGATGTTATTAAAGCTGTACCACAGATAGGTCCACTTGCTACATCTTGGAAGATAGTTTATATAGATACACTTAAGCATGAAGATTCAGTGTTGCAGAAGTTACTTGATTCAGATGAATGGAAGTCTGTACGTCTTGAAGCTTGTGATGATAACTTTCAATCAACTGCTCCTCAATTCATCACTAATGAAAGTATTGCAAAAGAATGGGATCATCATGTGCAGGCTGGGCAAACAGATGTATTCTTTCGTGAGTTTAGGAATTTACCTATATCAACAAAGGATGCTTCATTTAGGACTGAATACTTTAGATATTATAACTTACCACCGGATCGAGGACTTAGTGAGAATGATATTAAGACATTAGATGTTGAATTACAAGGTCGTAATATTGAAACTGTAGTCATACTTGACCCAGCTAAAACAGTAAAGATTCAGTCAGCTGAGTCAGCAGTGATAGGAATTGGCATTGATCTAGTAAGTGCTCGTCTTTTTATACGAGATATTGTCCATGAAAAGATGTATCCAGATGAAATCTATGATGCTCTCTTTGGAATGGGTATTAAGTTAGGTGCAAAAGTACTAGGAATTGAAGAGACTGGATTAGCTGAATTCATAAAACAGCCGATTAAAAATGAGATGTTCCGACGAGGTAAATTTTTCGAACTTGTATGGCTCAAGGCACGCGGTGGTAGTAATGATGAGAAAGGTAAAGTAAAAAGAATTCGTGAACTTGTTCCATACTATAGGGGTGGCTATGTATATCACAATGCATCCTGTACTGGTATAAAAGTACTTGAGCAGCAGCTCCGTATGTTTCCTCGTTCTAAACTCTGGGACTTAATGGATGCTACCGCATACATAGTTGAAATGCTTGAACTTGGTGAACGTTACTTCAGTCCTCCTGATGAAGATTCTAATGATGTAGAAGCAGAATTTAAAGATCTTGAATATGAAAAGCCTGTTGAAAACTGGAGGTATTTGCAATGATCTTAACACCACTTGAACAAGGTTTAGGTTCTGCTTTATTAGCAATAATAGCTGGATTGATAGGTCATTATGCAGGAGGGAGAAAAGCTGTAAAAGAAAACACTTGTTGTGAGCGTCGTGACTCATGTTTTACTTTACTAATGGAAAAGATAGAAGGGTTGGAAAAGACTATGAAAAATATGGCTGAGATTATAAATCACAAATTGTTAGGACTCTGAGATCGTAAATTAATTTTACGAACTGGTGAATAAATGGCTATAGTATATTTTAGAATAGGCTCAATGGATAATGTGATAGGTTACGATACTGATGATTTTGACTCAGCTATCGAAACAGATCAACCTATTGCTGCAGGTTTACCTATTAACCTAGACCATGTTATGCGTCTTGCAGATGTACAAGCTTCAATATTACCACCGAAGTCAGTAGCTAACATAGCATCTCCTACTGAGTTAAATACAGTTGTTGGAACGGCTGGTGCATTAATAATAGTCTACAAAGTAAATGGAGCTACAGTCCAAGATGAATATACAATCTATGCCTATGATGCTAGTGGCCCAGCTGTAAATATGCCCTATGTTGTAGATGCGTCTGGAGCTGGAAATGAAAGGTGGATTGCAATAGGCGGTAAATATTCTACTTTCTCTAATCATACAATAGCTTCTCACTCAGATGCTAATTTATCAACTATATCAAATAAAGACCTAATTCAATGGGATGATCCATCTACTAAATGGTTACCTAAGTCAATAGATGAAATTATACTTAATCAAGCAATAAATCCAGGTGCTGTAACAATAGGTTCAAAAGGATTACTAACAACTGAAGGTGGATTTGCTGTTAAGTTAACTAACAAAACTGGTGGGAATTCAGTAAAAGGTGAAGTAGTAACACCTTATGATTCATCAGCTATAGACAATGCAGTTAAGAAAATAATAGTTGATGTACCTAATCCTATTGGTGTATTCTATGAGTCAGGAATAGCAGATGGTGCTGAAGCATGGGTTGTAGTATCAGGAATAGCTGATGTTTACTTCATAGGTAACACAACTCGTGGGCATATAGCTAGAGGATTCCTAACAGCTGATGCTGGTTATGTAACTGGACAAGCATTATCTGAGGCTTATCCATCTTCACCATTCTCAGATGATAAACACTTTTATGAAATAGGTCATGTGTTAGAAAGTAGAGTCGGAGCAGGATTAGCAAAGTGTGTATTACACTTTAATTAAGGAGTAACTAATGCCCTACATCGTACCAGGTGAACCATCTTCATGGAAAGACGATATTTATAATAAGGAAACTTTCAACTATAAATATCCAGAAGGTCTTAACCTAAAGCCAGGTTCTGATTTACATAATAAGATTAGAACTAAAATATGGCAGAGGGCACTTTCATCTAGAAAAGAAATATCTAAGCGTTTTGATTCTTGGCGTGAGATAGATAAGACATTGACTACTTACATAGACATTTCTAATACTAAGTCTATTAAGGAAGATGAGATTAAATTAAAGGATCCAACCAAACCTGTGACTATAGTATTTCCTTATAGCTATTCAATGTTAGAGGCATTGTTAACCTATTTGTCAATGGCTTTCTTTCAAGATCCTATGTTTCAATATGAAGGAGTAGAAGATGATGATACGGTAGGTGCAATGTTGATGGAGTTGGTTATTCGTCTACATTGTATCAAGAATAAAGTACCACTTTCAATCCACACTGTACTTCGTGACTCTCTTGGATATGGAGTAGGAATTGGTCTACCGGAATGGACTAGAAAGTATGGTAGGAAACCAATAAGATCTAATGTAATTACTACCTCTGAACTAGGTAATAGTGAGGAAAACTTTGTAACAATGGTAGATTCATTACTATTTGAAGGTAACACACTAAGTAATATAGATCCCTATATGTGGCTGCCTGATCCATCTGTTGCAAGTTCAGATATTCAAAAAGGTGAATTTATCGGCTGGGTTGATAGAGATAGTTATGTAAATCTACTCAGTGAAGAGAATCAAGTAGACTCAGGAATGTTTAATGTGAAGTATTTAAAATCTAAAAATAATAAAAGGTCAACTCTTGCACTTGATCAAAGTGATAGGGAAATAAAACATGGAGGATCACTTGACTCTAATAGAATGTCAGATGTGTTAAGTCCAGTTGATAGAATTAGAATGTACATAAAGATAATTCCAAAAGACTGGGAATTGTCTGATTCAGAAAATGTTGAAAAGTGGTACTTTGAACTTGCCTCAGATGATGTGATTGTTAGATGTGAACGAGCTGACCACAATCATGGAATGTTTCCTATTGCAGTAGCATCTCCTGAATATGATGGTTACTCAATAACACCTATAGGACGAATGGAAGTTTTGTATGGTCTACAACATACATTAGATTTCCTCTTCAATTCACACATAGCTAATGTAAAGAAAGCTGTAAATGATATGTTTATAGTTGATCCTTATTTGGTGAATATAGAGGACTTGAAAGATCCTCAACCAGGTAAATTAATTAGATTAAGAAGGCCTGCATGGGGTAGAGGTGTTGACAAAGTTATTCAACAACTAGCAACCACAGACATTACACGTACTAACATTGCTGACTCTTCCTACATAACATCCTGGATGGATCGTATATCAGGTGCAGATCAATCTATGCAGGGTTCACTTCGTCAAGGTGGTCCTGAGAGATTAACAGGTGCTGAGTTTCAAGGAACTAGAGGATCAGCAATCAGCCGCTTACAACGACTTGCAATGATAATAGGTCTTCAATTTATGCAAGATATAGGTACTATGTTTGCAGTTCACACTCAACAGTATATGAAACAAGATACTTATGTAAAGATAGTTGGTCGATATGCAGATCAGTTAAAAGCTACATTTGGTGGAAAGTCTCGTGTAAAAGCTACACCATATGATCTAGCAATTAACTATGATTTGTTGGTCAGGGATGGTTCAATACCTGGAGGTAACTTCAATTCATCATGGATTGAGATGTTTAAAACTATCGGAACTAATCCTGAATTGTCGCAGCAGTTTGATGTTACTCGAATTTTTATGTACATAGCTCAGCAAATGGGAGCTAAGAATGTAGAAGACTTTAGACGGAATGTAGATAATATTCAACAAAAAACTATGCCTGATGAACAAGTTGCTGATCAGGTTCAAAGAGGAAATATGGTTCCTATTAATATGCAAGGAGTTCAATAATGGAACAGATAGAAATAAGAGCATCTAAGGAAGCATTAGAAGAATTTAAGAAATCTATTATTTGGGCTGACATAGTGCGTGAATTAGAATCTTGGAAACAAGGATTTAGACTTGAGCAGGAATCGATAGTTAGTGAGGCTGAGTCTACCAATCCATCTACTGCATCGGTGCTGTTGCATATGGGAGATATAAGTGGTAGAATGAAAGCGGTAGATTATATGCTAACACTTCCTGATGTTTTCATTAGTTATCTTGAAACTAAGAAGGAGGATAAATAAATGTTAGACGCAACTAAACCAACTGATATTGAACTTGTAAGTGCTCTTCCTTTATATATAAGGGAAACACGAACATCTGTAAATTCACTTCTTGCTGGGAGTAGTGGTGAGGTAGGAGTTACAGAATTAACAGTTCCAGGTGGGACTACTTCATTAACAGTAGGGACTGATCTAGGAAACTTCGGCCTTGATATAGTAGTAATAGATGCTGATGCGGCTGTAAATATATCATCTATATTAGGTGGTACTCAAGGTCAAATGAAGCAATTCATATTCCAAGATAACAACATATCAATAGTTGATGGACTTGCACTTAATGGTGGAATTTATCTTAATCAACTACCTGCATTATCTACATTTCTTGCACAGGCAAATGATGTTCTTACATTAGTCAACATAGGTGGAAATGGATCTACAATTCAAGGATATTGGAAAGAAGTTAGTCGTCAAATAGCTTTAAAATAAACTTTGGAGGTTAGTTATGGAAGGTGATGTTAGTAATGAAATAGGTAACATGATGGATGCACTTGAAGGAAAGAATGAAGGAGAAGTAAAACCTGAACCTGAAGTTGTACAGCCTAAGGTTGAAGAACCTAAAGTTGAAGATGTAAAGGTTGAGGATAAAAAGGAAGATGAAGTAATCCCTGAGGTTAAATCTGATGAACCTGTTATTGAGGACAAAGATAAGATAATCTCAGATCTTCGTAATCAACTTGAGGCATTATCAACTATTAAGAAAGAAGATCCAGTTGTGAAAGAGGATAAGGTTGAACCTAAGGTTGAACCAGTTAAAGTTGAACCACTTGATTTTATCGGTGATCTTGATATTGAAGACATTGTTCATGACAAAGATGCCTTCAACAAACTCCTCAATTCAGTATTTGAGAAAGGTGTTGCTACAGCTAAAGACTTATCAACCGAGCAAGTTCTTCGTTCAATACCAGATATTGTTAAATCTAACATATCTATACAAACAACACTAAAGGAGGCAAGCGATAAATTCTATAATGAAAATGAAGATCTTAAACCATTTAAGAAGACAGTAGCGGCTGTATTTGAAGAAGTATCATCTAAAAATCCCGACAAATCATTAGATGATATCTTGGCAATAGTAAAAGATCAATCTAGAGATGTACTTAAGTTGCAGCGGCAGGCAAAGAAAGATGATCCACTACCTAAGCTTCCGTCAAAAGGTAGTGGAAAGAAGGCAGATGTACACATACCAGACATATCGCCTATGCAGAATGAAATCGAGGCGATGAACAAAACTATTCATTAGGAGGTATCAAAATGTTGGAAGATAGGTTTGCACAGCATGATAAAGTTGTAGTTGATAAGTTCATCGATCCAGCTGGTTCGGTTGAGATGGTGACTTCAGACTACGTAGTTCGGCCATATGCTAACACAGCTAATATGACCATAGTCCTCCCACCTGTTGCAGAAGCTAAGGGAAGATTCTATTCGATTGTAGTAAGGGCAGCACTTCAGGGATTTACTATTACTATCACTGACAAGGACGATTCAGAATGCTGGGCTGATATTGTTCTTGACGAGAAGTGTGATCGACTGTTACTTTACAGTGATGGTCTCTTCTGGCATCCACTTGCGGCAATCACTACTGTATTTGAAGAAGGTTATGAATATAGGTAATCAACACTAAAACTAACGGAGGTAACTATTATGTTCTTAGGTATGAGAGGCACCGGTGATTGGGTAACTGATCAGCGTCCTATGAATTGGAGACAGCAGATACTTTATCTGTATCCTAACGGTATGGCTCCATTGACAGCTATCTTGTCAATGATTTCTTCTGAGTCAGTAGATGATCCACAGTTCCACTGGTGGACACAGGAACAGTCGGCTGTAGGTGGTGCAGTACTTGGTGTGTACACACTTCCTGATCTCTCAGTTGCTTATGTAGGGGCTGGAGTGGCTGGTGATGTACTTTATGTACAGGTAACAACTGCACTTGCAAATCGTATCAGAGAAGGTCACCAGATTCTTCTTCGCGATGCATCTGATTGGAGAGTTGATGTAGTTGGTAAAATCACTGGTGTGACAAGGGGAACTGTAAACTCAACACTTGCAGTGAAACTCCTCGAAGCCGACAATAACTCAACCGCTCATGATCTTAGTGACTGTGATACATTTAAGATCATTGGTAACATTAATCCTGAGGGTGTTGAGATGCCGGATGCAATAGCTCTCAATCCGGTGAAGGTCTATAACTTAACACAGATCTTCCGTACACCTCTTTCCATCACTCGTACTGCACGAAAGACTAAACTTCGTACAGGTGACCAGTATCAGAAAGCAAAGGCTGAATGTCTCGAGATGCACTCTTGGGAAATGGAGCTTGCTTTTCTCTGGGGTATCCGCACTGAGAACATCGGTGATAATGGAAAGCCTGAGCGTACAACTATGGGTGTTATCAACTTCATCCGTCAGTATGCCGCGGCTAACTGTGACGATTACTCATTGAACGCTACCTATGCTGGTAGGGCTTGGACGGCAACTAACGGTGGAATAGTATGGCTTAAGAATATGCTTGAACAAATATTCCGCTATGGTGCGAACGAGAAACTTTGCCTTTGCGGCTCTGGATTCTTGCTCGGTCTAGATGCTCTTGCACAACAGCATGGACAGATTAACCTCCAGCCTATGCAGAAAGTCTATGGCATGGAGATTACACGGTGGGTTACACCTTTCGGCTCTATCATGTTGAAAACTCATCCTCTCTTCAGTTACGATGCAACAACTCGTAACATGGGAATCTTGCTTGAGCCTAAGGAATGTACTTATAAGTACATAGATGATACTCAGTTCTATGGTGAGTCATCTGATAAGACACATTCTGAAGGTTATGGACAGCGGAGAATCGATGGTACTAATGAGGAATACTTGACCGAGTGTGGTCTTGAGTTTGGACTTCCTCAGAAGTGCGCGGTGCTTAATGGAGTCGGTCTTGACAACAATCTTGTGCCCTAACTAACCTCCAGGGCATTGTAAACTGTGGAGGGAGGTCTTTAGGTACTCTCTCCACAGATAGTAAAATTAATTTACGATCTGGAGTGATTATGAATCTTCTTCAATTTAGATTAAAATTTAGGGAATTAAGTGGAAGATTTGATCTTGTTAGTGATATTGGAGTAGATCAAGGTGCTGACTTCTTTATTAATGAAGGTAGGAAGTTTCTTGATAGATTGGATGAGACTCAAAAATCATGGTCTACTTGTTTTAAATTTATGGAATCTGGATTTTGGTCTGTACAGTTTCCTTATTGCAGGGCAATAAAGGAAGTCTGGGCCGCTTCAACAACCGAAAGATGGCAACTTGAAAAGAAACGAGCACAGGATTTGATAGAAGGTTATTTAACAGGATTACCTAGTTCACGTACTCCTGGAACTCCTGAGTATTATTCACCTTGTATATCTAGATACATACCTGAGAATATTTCATCTAGTGCATTTGAATCTTTCATTGGGTGGATAGATATACCATCTGGAAATGCTCACGAATATAATGCGATTATAGTTAATGTACCTACAAGTGAAAAACTAACTATAATAATCAATGGTCTATTTTATTCGGCTGAGTTAGTCAATGATACAGATAATAACTATTGGTCTGAAGTTCACCCAATGTTACTATATATGGCAACTATGAGACAAATAGAAATTAACAACCGAAATACTCAAGGAGTAAATGATTGGAATAATTCTATTGCTACTGACATGAAGCAATTAGGAATGGATTTGGTAGAAGAACTAATTGCTGAAACATCTGAAATGGAGGGCTAATCGTGGAAGAAGATAGATTATCTAAACTTGAATTAATAACTAATAGGTTATCAAGAAGAACTAATAAAGTATCTAGTGCACTAATAACTCCTTATCCAATATCTAATGCAGTAATTGGTGATAAGATAGAAGGTGATGTTCTACGTTACATGTTTCCTTGTGATGGAGTAATAACAAAAGGTGCAATAGATTTAGGTGTTAGACCTAAGGATAGTATAGTTATTACTGTTGAACTTGCTAGTGAATTATCTAAAACTTCCAAATCTTTCACTTTAGATAAACGAAGACTAACTATATCACCAGAGATAGAAGTAAGTACATTTGATAGATTAACAGTATCAGTTTCACCCAACACTGTGATTACAGAATTCTGGATATCTTTACTTTGGGTACCTAAGGTAAAAGATGTAGTTGTTAAAAGTTTCTTAATTGATGAGTTAGAGGTTAGTAAAGATGATATACTACAAGGATAAGAATTGTTGAGGAAGTAAATCTAGTCCATCGGTGATGGAGGTAAAAGATGCCTTACGCAATAAAAGGGAAGATAGTAGTAAAGAAAGATACGGAAAAGATAGTAGGTCACAGTCAGAATCCAAAGAAGTACCTAAGGACTCTTGAAGCTATAGAACATGGATGGAAACCTAAACATCATTCTGCTGAAGATGGTAAGTTTATAGATGATAGGAGAAAACTCTAATGCGTGAATTTGAACTTATCATAGATGATGCATTGAAGAATGGATTAACTCCATATGATATAGTTCCCTTTAATACCCAAATACTTAGTAAGTGTTTGGGATTTAAATGTGGAAAGATTGGCCTTGAATCTTATAAGATATTAAGTAATCCTATTTCTCCAACTATTAATATGTACTATATCTGGCCATTTCCTCAGTATATAGTAAGTGAAAAATATAACATATTAATAGTTCTGGTATACTCCAACCTGTTTGTATTGAATATATAACAGGAAGTATAGCACTTAATAATATAAAAGAAAATATTAATTCCCTACAATACTTTATAAAAAATTTTTTAATAACGCTCACTATTTCAGTATAGCCAGCGACTATTAGTGCGATAAATAAATAAATATATAACTTCACTTTTATGAGTTTTATGATTAATATACAGATATACAAATAATTTTTTAATTAAACTACTTTT